TCCTACGACTACGAATGAACAAACAGTCGGGGGAGTAAACTTTCATTGGACTTCACCAAACTTAGAAGCTATACCTCGTTGGTCAATAACAAACGATGGAGCAGCCTTCTCTCTTCAAGAAACTTTAATAACACCAGGATTAGACACAGTAACTTCAATAACTCGTCAAATAACAACAAGCACTACAACAGAAACTACAACTACATTTGGGCAGTAGCTTTACTTCTCTGTCCTGTCAAAACCCTTGCAAACACTACTGTTGCGTCACCTTCAAGCAATGCCCAAGGTGTCGTTAATAATAATGCCACCATGATAACCCCTTCAGCTATGCCATCTTACAGAATGAGTCAAGGCATAGTCTGTGCTTCACCTAGCCTTACAATTACACCTTATGTAACAGATAGTTGGTCTTTCGCACGACCCAAAGAATATATTACTAGAACACCAATTTATGATGAAGATACTGGAGAGATAAAATATTATTCAGAAATACCAAGATTTGAAAAAGATAATTTTAACTTAAATTATGGAATATCTGCACAATTCAATATTCCATTGGGTAAGTCTCCAGCCCTTTGCCATGAAGCAACGATGGTAAATATAGAAGCTCAAAAGTTATTGATAAAGAAAACTAAAATGGAAATCAGTTTATATCGTTTAGAACAATGTGCAAAACAGGCAAAATTAGGTGTTACCTTCAAACCTAATACTCCTAGTGCTGTTACCTGTGAAGATATTGTTGTTAATATTCCACCAAATCAAGTTATTCCGCATACTCATGAAATTAAAAGCAACTGACGCTCCAACAGAGCAGTGACCGATTTAACGATTTGATAATGGGTCTGGTTGCTATAGACAAGCTACGGGTATCCACTTGTCTAATACTATTTTACTTATTTTTTTTCTTCTTGGTCAACTTTGTCACGACTTGTTTAACTATTGGCCGTACAAGCTGAAGTACCAATGGAGCAGAAGCACCAACCAAAGCAAGGCTAAAAACCCCAACAAACTGTGGAGCAGAAGGAATGTATTGTTCTTTCCACTCAACTGATTCATACAAAGTTACACATTCAGACCCATCTTGCCCTCTTTCATGCCCAATAACACGTTCTAGTTTTTTATCGTTACGAAAATCTCCTACTCTTTGGTCATTTTTACCAGGACAGGGAGGAAAAGGTGGTGGGGGTGGTTCAGGTAAATCAGGAATTTTTGGCTGCTCTGTTTCTGGCAAGGGCGGTGGTTCATTATCGACAAGTGGTTCTTCTGTAATGACCATATTCTCAGGTGTATAGTCAAGAGGTACAAAACTAGGAAACGGAAAATCACACGTTGTAAATACACCATTTGGATCTTCCAATAATAAATTACGATTACCAGTATTTTTTATATCACGATGTTGATAAGTACAACCAGGTACATCAATATCTGGTGGTTTTGTAATAGTTAAATAATGTGGGCTATATATTTCTGGAACGTCTGGAATGTATATCTCAGGAATACTTATATCAGGTATATCAATCGTAGGCATTTCTAGGAAGATAAACTTCTACAAAAGAATGACATTGAGGACAGGACAAGTTAGTTATCATGCTGTACTCTCCCGATTTTAATGGATAATCTTCTTCATCTAGACTATGATCTCCACCCCAGATTAGTTCTGTCTTACAGTGCCAACAATTCATTTGATAATTGGCATTGATGGGCCAGTTACTTTTGGTAAGCCTTGATCTAATACTTTTGGCATCATTCCAGAAACATTATCAAGAATCTCATTCATAACTCTTGATTTAAACTGTTCTGATGTTACATATTTGTATGCAAAGTACGTTCCACCACTCATAGAAGCTACCATTACAAATGAGATGATACTCAAAATGTTTGCGATTTTTTGAAACATGGTCAAAGAAGTTCTTAATAAAATGGTAGCACCACTTACTCTGATGGTGCTGTTGCTTCTTGTGGGGTTGATGCCTCTGTACCTGATGGCTGGTTTAATTCGGGTTCAGCTTCAAGAATCTGCTGTTCCAAAATCTTCATCGCACCGCTAACTTCATACAAAGCAATTTGTAAGTTTTGTCTTTCAATAGCAAGCTGTTGTAGTTTTTCTTTAAGATTCATAGTTTAGTAGAGTTTTTTACCAGCAGTTATAGCTGCATCAATAGCAGTAAAATCTTCTGTTGTCCAGATAGATGTTGTACCATCAACTTTTTTGTAAGTCTTGATAATTTCAAGATGTTCTACGTTTCTTTGGATCATTTCTTTCCACTCTGTTTCAGTTTGGAAACTTGAAGGATTTGCAGTCTGATAAGCAGCAAAATTAGCATCTGCATTGATTAATGTGACGCTATCACCAGCAGCAGAGAAGATTGCTGCAATTTCATCTGCGGTTTTTTCTTCCATGATAAAAAATTAGGTTACTTTTAGTTTACCCTGCTTCGAGGGCTGTGACTTTTGCGGATAACTCTTTAATGGCATTTACAAGGATTGGTACAAGTCTTTCGTACTTTAATCCAAGTCTCATTTTATCGTCTGTAATATGACAAATTAACATATTATCATTATCATTGCCGTAGCCATTTGCTTTTTCAACATCATTAACTTCTTGTGCTAAAAATCCGATATTAAGTTTGTTTGCTTTTCTGCTTCCATCTGGTGTTCCATAAAATTCATCTTCCGCACCTTCAACACCTGAACCGTACCAAGTTCTTTTGTCCCATCTGTAAGTAACTGGTCTAAGTGCGTTAATCCAATCAAGTCCAATTTTAAAATCTGTAATATCTGTTTTATCTCTTGAATCAGAAGAAGATATTGAAGTATCAGCACACAGCAAATTTGTAGTGCTATCGTTGCCTAAAACAACTTGGTTACTTTGTGTTGTTATAGCCCCACCTGGCGAATTACTTCTACCAGCACTATCACCAAGACAAACGTTATTTGATCCAGTTGTAATGTCATTACCTGCTGCACGACCTATTAGTTGATTAAAACTACCAGTGGTTACATTTTGCCCTGCACCTTTACCAAAACCTGAATTGTAAGAGCCAGTTGTTTGTAGTTCTAAAGCAGTTTCACCACAAGCTGTATTTTGAGTTCCAGTTGTGTTTGTAGTTAGAGAATGATGACCGACAGCAGTGTTAAAATGAGCGACTGTGTTATTTTCGAGTGCCTCATTTCCTAGTCCTGTATTTTTTTCTCCTGAAGTGTTTTGTGTTAGAGCATCATTTCCTACACCAGTGTTCGCATCGGCAGTATTATTATGAAGTGCTACATAACCAACAGCCGTATTTGAACCACCAGATATATTGTGATATGAGGCTGAAGCACCCACAGCAGTGTTTCGTATTCCACCATTGTTTTTAAACATTGTTGCAGAACCAATGGCTGTTAAACTGCTTTCATTATCTTCTGCTTGTAAAGCATCATAACCTACAGCAGTGTTTCCACCACCAGTTGTAAGAGCTACACCAGCATCTCTACCAACACAAGTATTGTTAGAACCAGATGTTAGTTGATTCATGGCTGCATATCCTACAGCCACATTTGAAGCTCCAGTAGCGGTTCCATTTATTGTGAAGTTACCAATCGCAATATTGTTAGTACCTGTCGTGATTCCAGAACCGCCATTCCTACCTATGCAAGTGTTGTGTACCCCTGTTGTGATCGCTGATCCAGCGTTTACTCCTAATCCTGTGCTATCACTAGCTGTTGTAACATTTGCTAAAGAAGATGTACCAATCGCAGTACATTGTGCAGCAGTTGTTGCTGCTGCTAAAGATCCAGAACCTACGCCAGTGTTATTATCGGCAGTAGATGAACTAATTAACGCATTTGAACCCACAGCAGTATTACTAGCACCAGTTGTATTTGATATCAAAGCAAAATAACCTATTCCAGTATTAGACGATCCTGTCGTATTGTCTCTTGCTGCTCTAAAACCTACAGCTGTGTTGCCACCAGCAGTTGTATTATCATTTAAGGCATCTTGACCAATAGCTACATTATAATTTCCTGTTGTATTTGCTCCAAGAGCAGCATAACCCACAACTGTATTACTAGCACCAGTTGTGTTTGCTGATGCTGCGTAAGCACCAACGGCAACATTGCTACTTGCAGTTGTATTAGCATCTAATGCATTAAATCCTAAAGCAGTATTTTCTGCTCCTTCTGTATTTACTTTTAAAGCATCTCTACCAAAAGCTGTATTGTTACCAGCTGTTGTGTTATTTTGTAAAGCACTTCTACCAAAAGCAGTATTAGATCCACCAGTTGTGTTGCTTTGTAATGAAAAAATTCCACCAGCAGAATTACTATCTCCAGTGGTGTTTGCTGTTAATGCGTTATAACCAATAGCAGTAAGATTAGATGCTGTAGTATTTGCATCTAATGCATAAGCACCTACTGCTACATTATTAGCTCCAGTTGTGTTTGCTCCTAAAGATTCATACCCAACAGCAGTATTGTTATTTGCTGTTGTGTTGTGATCTAAAGCTTGAGATCCTATAGCAGTGTTGTAAATTCCAGTAGAAGAGCGTTGCAAACTATCGTGACCATAAGCAGTATTATTATGTCCAGTTGTATTTGTTCCTAAAGAATTTAAACCACACCCAGTATTGTTTACACCTGTTGTATTTTCTGATAAAGCAAATCCGATTGCAATATTATTTGAACCTGTAGTGTTTGCATCAAGAGCAAAAGCTCCAACAGCATGATTGTTAGTGCCAGTAGTGTTTACTCCTAATGCATCTTTGCCTACAGCAGTGTTATTACCAGCTGTTGTGTTTGCATCTAAAGCTCCAGAACCTACTGCTGTGTTGCTGTCTCCTGTAGTGTTTGACATTAGTGCTTGATAACCTACGGCTGTGTTATCAGAAGATGAATCTGTTGCAGTAATTAAGCTGTTTCGCCCTATAGCAACATTATTACTAGATGTAGTTAATTCCTTTCCAGCTTGACTTCCTATTAAAGTATTTCCAGTTCCAGTTGTTAAATCTTGACCAGCAGTATATCCAACACAAGTGTTTAAATCACCTGTAGTCAAATTTTGTAAAGTCTCACCGCCCACAGAAGAGTTTCTTGTACCAGAAGTAAGTGCGGTTAAAGCCTCTTTACCAATAGCAGTATTGTTTCCACCAGTAACAGAAGCATCTAAAGCACTTTCGCCAAGAACAGTGTTACCAGCAACAGAGTTTGCACCTTTACCAATACTTACAGAGTTTATTGTTGCATCAGCAGTAGAAGTCACACCACCAGTAAGTGTTCTAAGACTAATCCAGCCATCATTTGCTGAATTACGCATTTTTAATAAATTATTTCCTGTATCTGCCCAAAATGTATATGCTTTTCTATATGCTGGTTCGGCAGCACCACTATTCATTGTCAATATTGCATCAAATATTTCATTTATATCAATTCTGACGTTGGCTCCTGTGGAGTTGTCTACATCATAATTTCCACCTGTAGCGACTTGTGACATTGCCTAAACCAATTTTTTATCTAAGTATATCTTAATTCAATACTAACTACCACGCCCAAATCCAGTTGCAGCATATTTGAAATTTCTATTAACAAAACTTGATCCATTCTTTATATCAATAGTAAATCCCGTTCCAGAAATACTAGACAAAGTAAAGAAATCTCCTGATTGTGCATTTTCTATGGTAATTCCAATATTAGGCAAGAAAGCAGAAGTAGATCCTCCAAGCTCAGAGGTTCCTGTAAAGAAAGCGTGTTGGAACGTAACTGCTTTACTTGACGTACCAGATGCTATAGCAGTATTTACAGTTTCAGTTCTACTGTCAAGTTCTGCTGTGTAGCCTAGTTGGTCTATTTCGATAGATTGTGCAGGATCATCTGAATCCATCTCACATCTAAATCTAAATCCTCGACCAATAAATGTTCCGTTGGCAAGTGTGTTGAACTTAGTAAATCCTGCTCCGATATTACAGTTACTACTGGATATTGTTGCACTGGATGATGCGGTAACAGTAAAAGTACTGCTACTTGGCACAGATTGAACTTCAAAATATCCATCAGTTGCACCACCACTCGTAAAATCAATATCGACAAAAGTACCAATACTGAATCCATGACTAGATTTTGTCACTGTGATTGTCGTTCCAGATTGTGTATAAGTAGCTGAATCAGATGTAGCTGGATCGCTGTCAGTTGTTGCTACCAACAATTTTGCATTGACATCAAATGCAGTAGCACCATCAAAGTCTGTCCAAGTATCAATATTTGCAGTTCTTTTATCAATTAGATCATTAGGATAGAAACCCTGCGTAACAAAATGACGTTTTAATCTTAATGGTTGTTTACCGCCAAGATCCAGCTTAGAAGCAAAATCATAATGACCACCTGTAATATCAACAGCACCTAAAAAGTCAAAATCAGCAATAGCATCAAAATCTGTTACACCATCTAATAAATCAAGCGATCCAAGAACAAGTCCGTTTACATCATCACTAAAAAAGCAGTCAACTTTATTTCCAGCAAAAGGTGTTGCATCAGTATCCTCTCTATCTGCTAATACAAGTAATTTAGGTACAGGATCAGGAGTTGTTACAACAACAGAAGTTTCTCCAGAACTTAGTCTGCCACCATCATCTCTAAATTTAAGAATATACTCTCCATCTACT